GTTTCCCAGTCACGATCGGGTGGTCTTTTAAGAAAATCTTTTATATTATGTTCCCTATCTTCTCTAGCAGTCATGTTAAGATAATTTGAACTAAGATTGGAAATAGAAGGAACCGAAATAGAGCTCGGAGCGTTTCCTTCTGAAGAAAAATGAACAATTTGTTGTTGTTGAGTTTCTGTATTATTTTCTTGAATTTGAGCAGGTTAGTTTCTTATTCCCATTGTCAACCTGAACGCATGGGAAGCAGTGAGGGTTCTCTGGATATTGGAGGGCTGCTCCGGGTCATCCTGAGAAGTAAAAATAAAAATTTAAACCCTTTTCCCAAATAGCACTACTTAACGTTTATTAGCCTCACAAATTTCTATAATTAAGCAAGATCACATTTGGGTCATTTAAAGAGGAAGGAAAATTAAAAATCGTACAATGCATCAGCACCGAACTCCACATCGTGTAAGTATTGTTCATACGTCAAGATTTGGGGTTCAGCAGGAAGCACCGTTAAATTTTCAATTTTGTTTCGCAAGATCTTGTATTCTTCACGACCGTGAAGAACAATCTCACGAAATGCAGTATCGATATTCGTCATCAAAATCTCATCCGAGTTCAGTCCGTTTCGAGTCCAGTTAAGCATTTCATAGATTACTTCTTTTCGTAGTGGTGCTACATATCGCATTAGTTCTTTACTTTTCCTAAAACTACGTTTTAGAAATTCAATATCCTCCAATGTGCGATATTCAACAAGTTCTCCAGTCTTTGCTTCGTCCGTGTATTCATGCATATATTTAGCCATCATTTCAGAAATAGTCACTTGATTATAAAATTTAATAGCATCTTTATTAATGTTAACACAATTATCATCACCATAACTAACAAAACTAACACAACGTCTAAAATGTTTCATTGACATCAAAGCAGGGTTACGTTCACGCATTATTAATATCCACATCAATCTCATAATAACAGCATTGTAAAAGCAATTAATAATAACAGTTAGTGGGTTACCAGATGGTTGAGAGTGAGTCCACATATAAACATTATCACCAAAAATGTGTACAGAATGTACTAAAGAAGCCCATAAAGCAATTAAAATTTTCTCTTCATCCTGATTATATCCTTCACATCTACGCATCCAAGGCATAACAATCTCCCAGAAAATATACCAAAGCACTTGAGCAACTAAAGATCCATCAAAATTTCCAAAATCACCGGCTATAATATGAGGTCCTTTTTCTAATAATTTCTTAGCCAATTTATCCCAATCTAAAGAATAAGGGTTAGTTCCAACAGCAATTTCATTATCAATTCGGTTATGCATAAGCCAAGCAACAAAAGGCAAAAATCTCTTTCGTACTGCGATGACAAAATGTTGAGGTCCGGCTGAAAACACGCGAGTTTTTCCAGCTTCAACCTTAGCAATTGGCCTTCGTTCGTCTTTAAGAGTATCCACAAAAACAACATCGGATATAATTCCGTTCTTTGCTTTCTCTTCCAAATCTTCAACATCTTTACGTAAACGTAAAGCAGCTTTCGACTTGAAATCAAAATCAACACCAGAACCCATCCAATGCTGTTTTCCAGGAGCAGTCTTTTCTTCATTACAATAGGGAAATCCAGGGGAAGTCGTTCGGTTAATAGCACTCATATATTCATCATCACCTGTACCACGAATAGCTTCTTCATAAGTCAAAAATCTTTCATACTTCTTTTTATCCAAATTTTCGTTATATTGAGTAAAAACAGTTTGTTTAACATCCATACAAGCACTTTTCAAATCTTCATTCTTAAAGACAGCAGTGTCGATTCCACACTTCTTCAATCCTTTCATCAATGGATCAACTACCTCTCCATTTATCTTTGTTGGTTTCAACAAAGCTGGAGTTGTTATCGGAGTTGATAGTAAACCATAAATTCGGGACTTCTGAAGTGAAGAACGAGTAGCTTGTCCTACACGTATACTTGATTTTCCTAAACCTACAAATTTTCCTTCAGGCACAACACAATCAGTCAACGTATCTACACACTTAGGAGGTTCATAACAAAAATGAGCAGTTATATTTTCAGGGTTAGCACTAATTAAACTTTCAATACCTTCATTCAACAATTCTTGAGTTAATGGAGTAGCAAAACCTATACCAGAATTAGAACCTGCAATATGCATTCCTACAACCTTACGTTCCAAATAATTATTATAAATACAAACAATTGAACCACAATCACCAGCAATAGTAGGAGCATTATATTCATAGCAATCCCTTTGATGATAAGAGGAATCACCATCGGGCATAAAAATTTCAATTTCACGATCACAACTTTTAATTCCCTGCAACCATAAATAAGAACGGGTTAAATCTTCTTTGTTAGCATGATAGGTAGAAAGAACACCAGAATATTTACTTCTTAATTTTCCCTGATCGCCAATTTTAACGAAATGTTTAATCAAATCACGATGAGGTACACACATAGCTTTATGCAAATTAACCATAACACAATCACGTTCATCACCATTTTTATATCTTAATTGAGCACACTGAGAGGTTAGTATTAGCTCATCTTCATCATATTCAGCAATAAAATGATCCAAAGGTACACGCATAATATCTAAATTGTTATCTTGAGAAAATAAAATTTCAGTATCCAAAGGCAAACGTTTAGCTTCTAAAGTTCTTAAAAAGTGCAACGGCATTATCATAGTCCATCCTTTCACAAAAGTACAATTTCCTATCTGAGATCGTTTTCCATCAATTTTATAAGACAAACGGTAAGTATTAGAACGAAAAAGATCAATTACTAAATTATGAGCAACTTTATCAGTAACACCTTCACAAACAGCAGTATCATGTAGAGCTTTTGATTCTTCCTGCTTTGCAACCTCAACTGTGACCTTTTGAGTCTTAGTTGTTTTTGCATCACCAGAATTACCAACTTCCACACGAACCTGCTTGCTCTTGATGGTTTTCTGATCACCTGAATTTCCTACTTCTACTTTTACTTTCTTCATTTTATTAGTTTTAGCATCTCCAGAATTTCCTACTTCAGCTTTGTTCTTTTTAGTTTTTCTAATTATAGGTTTTGATTTTACTTCTACGGTTTCTTCTTCTTCGTCTTCAAAATTATCATCACTTGTGAAAAATTGATACAAGGCAATTCCAGACAAAACTAATCCAATAAGACCCAATGCTACGAACATTGGGTTTTCTCGAATAAATTTTGTTCCTTCTTCAATCCAATCATCAATTTTGCAAGCGACTTTCAACAAATACTTATCAATCAAATTTGCCCACTTAGTAAAACGGTCCTGACTAAATTCATGTTTGTACAAATTAAAAGCTTCCCACATCTCTTCATCCTGGGTTAAAAGTTCATATTCAATTTCATCCAAAGTTTTGTTTTGAGTTAATCTACTAGCTATAATTCCTTGAATTTGTTCACGAGAGTATTTTGGTACTTTAAATTTTTGAGCTTCATCAAAAGATCCTTCTGCAACGATTTTAGTTTGATTTTGTTCTTTAATGTATTGATCTACTTTCTTATCTAGAAAATCTGAAACTTCGGTAAAGCGTTTTTCTTCTGCTTTATATTCAGCGACCATATAAGCAATTAATTCTTCGTATTCCAACACTTCACCAGTCTCTACAAATTCTCCTTCAGCTGAAGGGTCCCTTTGTAGTCTCACGAAACGGTAGACACTCAAATCAATTGCTTGATCTTTTGAAAGTTTAGATCTGTCAATTCCAATATATTCAGTTCCTTCATCATTTATCATTTTCTTGCCAAATTCGGGTTTAACTTCCACACGATACATATACTTACACAAACGGTTGTACAAAGCACTCATCCAGGTTAAAGATTCACACTGCAATCTATACCTATTACTAGTTAACAAAGCAAATTTAGCACGACAATAAGTATTTTTCTCTGAGATCGAGGCCATATTCAAATGTTGTTGTTGATTGTTAGCAAAACGAATAAATTCAAAAAATTCAGGGTTAGGAGAAGCAGCATTATCTTTCAACTGTCCAAAATCATCATAAGTAATAATAGGTTGGTTACAATAGCCAGAAAAATATTTAGTTTCAACTTGTCTCGCATATATACTGTTAGCATAATCTTTCTTTAAAACACCCATAGCTTTCAACATTTCTATACAAATAGGATAAGTAATTTGAGATTTACCAACACCAGATTCACCAACTAACCACAAACAAATAGGAGGCATTCTAGCTCCTCCACCTTGGACAGGTGAACGAGTTGCATACTCATACAAAAATTTAGCAGGTACCATAGCAGCAGTTACTAAAGCTTTTACATCACGTTCCAAATTAGTATCAGCTTGATATCTCAAACCAGTTAAATAAAGTCCAGAAACATAATTAGCAGTTTGAACATCCGTATCAATCTTTTCTCTTTCATGCAAAATCATATACTTTCTTACTTCAGCAGCCCAGTCTTTTATTTCCTGATAAGTTCCTTTTGCTCTAGCCAAATCTTCTTTCTTTTTGCCCAAAAATAAAATTTTGCAATAATCTACACCAAGATTGAAATATTCCCCAACGTAATCAATAATCTTCTTACATCCATCTACGGCTTTTGGAATTCTATCTAATCTCAAAATATAATTATCCCAATCTTTCTTTCCTGGTATTTTTCCTATCAAAACAAAAGCCAATAGAGCAAAAATAATTTTTCCAATAACATCGAACCACGGGTGATACAACA